CTGGAACACCGGTGGAAGCAACCACTGCACGTATGTCCACATCTGGGCGATTGTGCAGACCGCGAGCATCAACAACATCATCGACGCGCACGTCACGTCCGAAAGTGCCTCGGCACCGCAGACGATTTTTCAGGACGGCTCGAACATCATGTTCATCAAACTGGCATGAACGATTGCACGCATCCGCTTCATCGCGATACCGAAGGCGATTTGTCCCGGCCCTGCAACCCGAAGGGCGCGACGAAAATCCTGCCCGGTCGCACGCTGCCGGAGCGCATCATTGTCAACCAGACGGATGACGTGCTGCAAGACGAGGACGGCTTTCCTCTTTTGGATGAGGCGTCCGGGGCCACCATCATCGACGATTTGCGCGAATGAAAGTTTCAAACTACGTAGCGGGCTCTGAGTCCAACCCCGAGGGTTGGCTGTTCATTGCGGAAAAACAGCCCCCGGGCGCGGAGAAGCCCTACATCACGAAGAAACTCGCGCCCAGCCAATTGGGGGCCACCGGTCCCGCGGGTCCGCAGGGCCTTCCCGGGGACCCCGGCCCGACCGGCCCAACCGGCGCGGCGTCCACCGTTCCCGGGCCGACCGGCCCGCAGGGCGCCGACTCGTCCGATGAGTGGGTGCATCCCGATGGCCTGTCGCTGGACCTATTTGAGGAATACGCCCCCGGGGCTATCGGCGCCCCTACGGGCGGTTTCGGGTGGGACACGAATGGTATTGTCTCTGGCGGCAACATCGTGCAACGCTCTATCGCGAACGGACGCACGGAACGACGACTCAGCCTCACCTCTGGTGAGTTTGCGCGCAAGCTCTACGTTGGGTCCGATTGGCATCGCCTGCGCATCGCGCTCCTGCTCCGCGTCAACGGGTCATCCACCTTCACCGGGAATGGATTCGTTGGCCTGTGCAGCGGCACGAGCAACCCATTTGGCGGCACAACGGACAATTCCATCGGGATTTATTTCGACCCCGCTAGCGCGAATTCCTGGGCCTTCGTGAACGGCACGGCCAAGGACTTTTTCTTCCAGAGTGTCAGCACCCGATTCGTCACGAAACGCGGTGCAGGCGCGCCGGCTGATTTCGGCGCGGGGGCCGGTTCCGACGGTCGGCGGTTCGCGGCCACTGAGAACGCCCGTTCGATTCTTTTCCTAGACATTTCCCGACCGGTGGCCGCGACGACCGCAACACCCGTGACGTATTCCTTCGGCATGCGCTCTACGAACGTGACGCAGGCCGAGTTTGCGCTGAGCAAACGGGCGCTGCTCCACACGTTGCTCGCCAGCGTGAACGCCAATCTCGCTGGTGACGATACCATTGTCCAGGTGAGCGGTAGCGCCGGCACTACCGTAACCAACTCCACCACGTTCGACGAATCTACGGGCGTGCTCGACACGCTGAATATACGTTGGGACGGCGCGCATCCGTTGGAGATTTGCGGCATGGGAGTTTTCAAGGTTTACTAACATGAACGTCTCGCTGGAAGAAGTTTTCGAACAGACGCCCATCACCGTGGACGGCGACGGGCATCTGCTGATTGGCCAGCTGAGCGACGGCGGGGTCATCCAGCTCCGTCGCATCCATGTCACTTCGCTGAACCAGATTGCGGGGCCTACCGGCCCCACGGGTCCGACGGGCGCGAATGGCACGAACGGCACGAATGGTGTCACGGGTCCAACCGGCCCCACGGGTCCCACTGGCCCCACGGGCGCGGTCGGTCCGACGGGCTCGAATGGCCCAACGGGTCCCACGGGTCCGACGGGCGCGAATGGTGCAAGCGTCACGGGTCCGACGGGGCCGACCGGCCCCACGGGTCCCACGGGTCCGACGGGCGCCACGGGCGCAACGGGCGCGGGTGGCACGGGAACCACGGGCGCTACGGGTCCGACTGGACCGACCGGCCCCACCGGCCCCACCGGCGCGAATGGCGCGACGGGCGCGACGGGTCCGACGGGTCCGACCGGTCCGACCGGTCCGACGGGCGCGAACGGCACGGGCGGCGTTGCCGGTTCCCCGGCCGACCCATCCACTTTCGCTGTAGAAAGTTTCGACGACTACGCCACCGGCGCCATTACCAGCTTCACGAGCGGCTCGGGTTGGAGCGGCAGCGGTGCGGCATCTGGCGCGACCATCGTGGCCGTGACCATGAACGACGGCCGCACGGACAAGCGGCTTTCCTTGGCGGGTCCGGGTGAGTTCAAGCGAAAAATGGCCTGGGGTGAAAAGTGGAAGCGCTTGCGCATTGGTCTGCTTTTGCGAATCAACAGCGGGTCCACCATTACCGGGGACTTCGCTTTCGGTGTGTGCTCCGGCATCGTGACCGGCGCCGGCAGCACGGGCTGCGCGAACTTCATCGGGGCCACGACGCGCGTCGGCAACACGAACCAATACACGTTTTCCGCCGGCACGGACATTGCGACTTTTGCCGCCACGTTTGCGGGCGGGTCTTCGAAGCGGAACGCGACCTGGACCGACTACGGGGGCGTCTCTTCGATGAAGGGCTACCCGTCCACGTCCACCGCGCTTTGCTTGAATGTTTTCGACGTGAAGCGATTGCGGTTCGGGGCCAGCACGACTTACTCCATGTTCGTCCAGGGTCCTGCATCCTCGGGCACGGGTGCCGGCGGACCGGAGCAAAATCTGGATTGGGGGAACCTGCTCAATGTGGCCGCGGACCCGGACACTTCGACCAACAACAACGGCTGGTGGTGGGACGGGGCCTCGTCCACGCAGTCTGCGACTTTTGATGAGTCCACGGGCGTCCTCGACACCATCAACATCTGGTGGAGCCACGCCACGACCCCCATCGAGGTGGCGGGAATCGTGGTTTATAAGCTCTATTGACAACTGCTGGAAATCAACCACTTCTTACACGATGAAAAACGACATGCCTATAGATTTGGGCTACAAGATGGACATGGGACCTAGTTCCACGGCCTCGATGGCCGAGAAGATGTATCCCAACCTTCACCTCGAATGGCCGTCGGACTATGACCTACCGGACTCCGGTGAGATGACGGTCACCTTCCGGAAGACCGGTGAGAACAAGTCCAAGAATCGCGACGGGAAGATGCGATACACCGTGGACCTGGAAATCAAATCCATCAACTCGGTGGAAGAGGGCGAAGCCGACGCGCACGACGAGACCGCCGAAGAGGAATCCGGCAGCGACGCGCTCGACCGCCACGCGGCCGAGGTCAGCGACAAAGAGGCTTACTAATGTTCCAGGCCAAGGACATTTTCGACGACGCCAAGGATGTGTTCGGTATCTGCAAAGAGGAGAAGCTCTTTCGCTGGATGACCGACGCCATTCGCATGCTCGCGAACAAGGGCGACATCGACCCGCTGGTCGGCGGGCTGGACATCTGCGTGCAGAACAAGTGCGTCACGCTCCCGCGCGAAGTGGAGACGGTCCTCGGGGTGAACCTCGCCGGCCGGCCCGCGCTCGGACACAACGAACTTTTTTCCTTCCACCTGAACGGCCCCGGCGATTGCAAAAACCGCTGTGACTATTCCTGGTTTGACGAGCTGCCCGCCGTCACCTACAAGGACATCGTCTGCCCCGGCAAGCTGATTGCTTTCGTGGACAAACCCGAGGACTCGGGTGTGGAACTCCGCGTGTTCGGCTTCGACAAGCAGAACAAGCCCCTGCAAACTTTCGAGGACGGTGTCTGGACCGACGGCCTGCTCGTCCCCACGATTTTCGGATACGCGGTGCCGGCGAAGACCGACCCCGAGGTCTCCCGCATCACGGACATCGTCAAGGGTCCCTCGGCCGGCATCATCCGGCTCTCGACCTTCGACAACTCGTCCAGCTCGGGCACGCTCATCGGGATTTACGACCCGGAGGAAACCCATCCCCGCTATCGTCGCATCAAAATCTCGCGCGGCTGCCCGTGGGTCCGCATCGTGTATCGAAAGAAATCCTTCGACATCACGAGCCTCAACACGCGCATCCTTTTGCACAGCCGCTTCGCGCTCGTCATGGCGATGAAGGCCGTGAAGTTTTACCTGGACTCCGACGTTGCTAATGGCATGCAATTCGAGGCACACGCCTCGCGGATTCTCACCGAGCAAGAGGGCGCACTCGTCAGCCCGAATGCGATGCCGATGCAGGTCGAAGACCGCAACAGCATCTCCCAAAAAGACGACTGGAATGTTGACTGATGTGTATGGACAACGTGAAACAAGATAAAGGCATGCCGCCCTCGAACGGGGCGACTGAAAACGCCAAGACCAACGCCAACAAGCCGGCCCCGCAAGGCATCTTCGACTATTCGGTCGTGGACGCCGAGGACAAGGACCGCATCGACCGCCTCAAAAACGGTCACGACAAGGGCAACTACAGCCAATACGTCGGCAGCCTGTAAGCCGCGGACTGAGGGGACATGGCAACGCCGCGTTCAGAAGATGGGGAGCTGACCTTTCTCGGGGGCATGGATTCCATGTCCGACCCCGCGATGTTGACGCCCGGCTTTTACGCGCGGGCACTCAACGCGGTCAACCGCGGCGGCGTGTTACAATGCCGGCCCGGCTACCGGTGCCGCTTCGCGATGCCGGCGGGGAACCTCCAGGGCGGCTTCGTCTTCCGGCCCAAGGTCGGCATCGAATCTGTCCTCTTCGCCGTGGACGGGCTCGTGTATCTGTCGGACTATCCCTACCGAACCTTCCGGCAGCTGGCGATTCAGTTCTCGCCGACGGCCCGGCAGCTTTTCTTCGTGCAGGCCGAGCAGGCCACGACGCGCAACGACGACGGCAGCATTCGAATCATCCCCGCAATTAACCTCGTCATCATCCAGGACGGTGGGCTTACTGCGCCGGCCGTGTTCGACGGCTACAACGCGTTCCACAACCCGGAAATCAAACTCGGCGGGCCGATGGCTTGGTCCGGGGACCGACTCTGGGTGGCCCAGGGCGCAAAACTTTTCGCGAGCGACCTCTACGACCCGCAGCACTTTTTGGAGCCGCAGTATTTCGCCACCGTGGAAGCCTTCACACTGCCGGGGGAAATCACCGCGCTGGCCGAGCCGACCGCGAACGCCGAGCTGGCGTCACTGTTCGTTTTCACCCAGGACACGACGACCCTCATCCAGTCCGGCATCCGCGACCGCGCGACGTGGCTCGCCACGCCAAACTTCCAGTTTCTCCAATTCCCCGAAGTGGGCTGCGTCTCGGCCCGGTCTGTGTCGCTCTTGCACGGCCTGCTGTGGTGGTATTCTGCCGGCGGCTTGACGAACGTGAACGCAGCTGAGCTGACGCGACAGACCTCCGTCACGCCTTATGAGGACAACGAGATGGCGGACAGCAAATCGCGCCTGGGCGATGACCTCAACGGAATCGCCTGTGGATTTTTCGAAAACTACCTGCTCGTGTCGGTGCCCTACTGCGACAAAAAGAACACGCATACGTGGTGCCTGGACGGCGCGACGTGGCAAAAGAAGGACCAGAAGTCTCCCTTCGCGTGGAATTCCATGTGGTCCGGCACGCGGCCGGTGGAATGGCTTTACGGTTTGTTCGCCGGCTCGAATCGCATCTTTTTCGTCAGCGCGGATTTCGACGGCCAGAATCGGTTGTGGGAAGCGTTCACTCCCGACCGCCTGGACGACGGCTGCCCGATTACGTGGTATGGCGAGACGCGCGCGTTCTCGGCCGAGGTGCCGCTCCGGGACAAGACCGTGCGCTACGCCGACATCTTTATGTCCGAGTTATCGGGCACTGTGGACATTGCGGTCTTCTGGGCCGGACCGTATCGGGGTCGCTACAAGCGGCTGATGACGAAACGAATTGAGGCGCCGCGTGGCTCCATTCGTCAGGGACACAAAATCAAGAGCAGCGAAAAAATGTTCGCGTTCAAAAAACAGACGCGGCCCCTGCGAACGCAAGACGCCAAGGAATTGGCCTCGGCCGAGGACCTGTCGTCTTGCGACGTGGAGTCGTTCAAGCTGGATTTTCTCGATGAATCTTTTCAACTTCTCATTGTGGTCTCTGGTCCTGGTGCAGTGCGTGGAATCCGTATTTATATGGAACCCGCTCCGGGAACGCCGGGCGCGGTTAGCCCGAATAAAGAACTCTCCGGCCGCTGCGAGGAAGACGAAGGCCCCGAGCAAAACTTCGTCCGCTTCGACGGCGCGGCTTCGGATAGCATCGCGGAACTGAACGCGAACATCCCACTGTTCACGAGCAACCAGACGGTGTCCATCACCGAGCAGGGCCTTACCGAGGTCGGCACGGGATACGGCGAGTCCATCATCAGCCAGCAGGACGCGGACAAAATCGCGCAGGCCATTGCGCGGCGTCGGGCATCGCGACAGCTGGAGCTGTCGCTGCCGATTATGATTTCCACAGGAACCGGACTATGACCCAGTTCGACTCATTGCGCGGAATCACGCGCCGGGAATTGCGAATCAATTACCGGTCGCCGTTAATCTGTCAGCTCAGCCCTGCTGAAAGCGGCAGCGGTTCGAGCAGCTCGATTCCCGCGTTCATCGCCATTGTCGCGATTGACGGCCCGGTCGGACTGGCTGCCGTCGTGAGTGAATGTCCCCGCGTGATTACGCTAACATGGACCCCGCTCGCGGGCGCACTCGGCTACAACGTATATGTCGCGGACAGCGTGTCTGGTCCGTTCCTCTACGCGGCATCGGTCGAGGACGCCGTCTATACGGCGGAGGTCGCGCCCGGCGAATACTTTTACCAAGTGGCCGCGTTCGGCGACTTCGGGCTGTCGAATCCATCAACCGCGCTGCACGTCGTCGTGGAGCCCTGCCTCTAATTTTATGGCTAACCCCAACGCGAACACCCCGCCGACGCCGACGCCAACGCCCGCGCCCGCGCCGTCTCCGACTCCCGCCCCCGGCAACAGCGGCAACGCCAAGGCCGGCGGACCGCCCCCGAACCCTGGGCACGGCAACAACCACGCGAATCCCCAGGACGCGAAAAAGGCGGTGGACGCGCTCGCGGTGGCCTTCGGCAAAGATTTTCATCGCCGCGACGGCACCATCTTCCGTGTCTCGACCGATGCCGTTGCCGACTTCGAAACGCTCGTGAACGCCGGTGATGGCGACGCCCTGGCGCGTTACCTGGAAAACCCCATCCAGCTTTTGCTGGCGCAGATTTTCGATTTGCAAGACCGCGTCAAGGCGCTCGAACACGGGCCGCAATAATATGCCACTTCAAAAAACCAATTTGGTCATCGTCGCGTCGCAGATTCCGCCCGACTTCGAAGGGACGCCGCAGGAGTATTTCGCGGCAATCCTCGAACGGATGGACATCCAGTCCCCGGTCGGCACGAACTTTTTCGTCATCGGCGACGTGGAGCCCGCGAGCAACTCCGGTCCGTGGTTCAAAAACGGCACGAAGCTCTACGTGTTCGACATCAATGTCGGGCACTACGTCCCGCTGGACATCTCCGACTCGTTGAGCGCGTTCGCGTTCATCGGGCCGAACAACCCCGGGCAGCCCGGCACGAATGACCCGCTCATCTGGTTCCGCTCCGTCGGCAGCCGGCCCGTGGGCTGGTATGGCTGGGACGGAAACTCGTGGGAACCCGCCCCCAGCATCCCGAACAACGGCACCACGGCCAACCGGCCGTCGGACCCCATTGAACTCGAAACGTATTTCGACACGGACATCAACTGCCTGATTCATTGGGAACGGAATGCGTGGCGCACCGTCTCAGGGTCCCCGGGCGACGTCAAGGCCGTCACCGGCGACGTGCTGACGGTTGTCCTCACCCGCAACCCGGGCTGGTCGCTGCTCTACGACAACGACGAGTCCAAGCGCGGCCGGACCATCGCCCAGGCAGCCAAGGATGCGGGGACCTCCCCGGAGAGCGCGGTATCGACCCCCTCGGGAATCACCCAGCGCGGGGCCGGCGACACGTTCGGCGAAGAGAATCATGTGTTGTCCTCGCTCGAAATCGAGCAGCACTCGCACATGATTGGGCACGCGTCGCTCCTGAACAGCACGCAGGCCAACATCGTTTTCTTCCGGGTGGAAGACGCGGACACGGAAATTCAGAGCGCCGGCATCCCGGTGCCAACGCCGCCGAACAGCCAGACCGCCCGCACGGGGCACTCGTCCCCGAACGGCAGCCAGACGGGGGTGACCCTCGGCCCGACGGGCACGCAGCTGATGACCAGCCGCCAGTTCACCTTGGAAAAGGCCCCGGGCTACACCGCGGCGGCTGTCGGTCACAATACCATCCAGCCGACGGTGTTCCTTTGGCACTTGACAAAGGACTGATTCGGAACACTTAATAGTAGATGACCGCAACTGAAAAAGTGACGACTTTGGTGAAGGTAATCCCGGAAGGGCTCTACCTGCTCCGCCCGCTGTTCCAGCGCTATTTCGACGAGGTGAAATACCCCGGTCAGCTGGACATGCGAACGCTGTCCCGCCTCTGGTCCTCGCTCATCTCGCAGAACTGCGGGACGATAGCGGCTGCGAATTGGTTTATCAGTGCCGCGGGGCCGGAAGGGCTCGTGGGCCTGAATTTTTGTCCGGACACCTTCAACGGCGAGCGGACGGCCACGATGACTTTTCTCTATGTGGTTCCCGAGGCCCGCGGGCGCGGCGTGGGGCGTGCCTTGCTGAATTGGGCAGAGGAAGACGCCCGGTTGCGGGGCTGCACGAGTATCGTCCACGGGCACATGTTCACGGTGGACGAAGATGGCGGGAAGGCAATTTTTGAGAAGCGCGGCTACGAACTGGCCGAGCTGGGTTTTCGGAAACGACTTTAATTTATGGGTTCAATTCTAGGAACGGCGGCGTCCATCGCCGAGCGCTTCACCGACGAAAAGGCGATGAACGAGGCTTACGCGGCACAGCGTAATGGCCTCAATGCCCAGCGCGACGCGCTGTCGCAGGACTACAACATCGAGCGCATCACCAACCTTGTCCAGCAATACGACAAGGGCTACCTGGACCGCCGCGTCGCGCTACAGAAGCAATACGAGCCGGAGATGTATGCGGCCGGGCAGCAGGCGCGCAAGGACCTCCTCGCGCAGGCCCAGACGCCGGCCTCCTCGCTCGAATCCACGCGGGTCGCTAAGCAGCTTTTCAGCGAGAACATCGACCAAAATCCGGAGTTGAAGAAACTCAAGGACACCGTCATCCAGAAAGCGAACGACCTTCTCCAGCTGGGCGGTAGTCTGCCGCCGGAGTATCAGGCCGAGCTGGTCCGCGCTGGCGTGGGGGCATCCGCGCAGGCCGGCATCAAGCCGGGCGAACGGTCCGTGGGCGGCGTGGTTTCGAACGTGCTCGGCAGCGCGGGCGAAAAGCTGCGTCAGGCCCGCAACCTGGAAGCGTCTCAGCTGGCCGGCACCGCGCAGGCGATGACCGAGTCCCGGGCGAAGATTCTCGGCTCGATTTTCCCGACGATTCAGTCGTCCGAACAGGCGAACCTCGGCCGGGCCGCGGGCATTTTCCAGCTGGCGAACTCGACAGAAGCCGGCACGGGCACGGGCCTCACCGGTCGCGAGACGCTGAACCTCGACCTCGCCGGCCGCACGGCCCAGCGCGACATCGCGATGCAGAAGGCCAACTTGAACTCGTGGAAGGCGCTCGAATTCGCGCGCATCCGCGACACGGCGTTGAACCAGTCGGTCGGCAACTGGGGTGGAACCGCAAGCGGAGCCTACGGCGGCGCAGGCGGCACGGGCGGCGGTGGCGGCAGCCAAGCGTCACAAGGCGCCATGACCGGCCTCACGTCAATGCTCTCCGACAAGAACGCCAAGGAAAACATTGAGACGGTGGACGAGGACAAGATTCTCGACAAGGTGTCCAAACTCCCGGTGTCGAACTGGGAATACAAGAAGGACATCGAGGGGGTGCCGGCGGGCCGGCATACCGGACCCATGGCCCAGGACTGGGATGTGCTTTTTGGCAGCGGCCAGGGCGACGCGAAAACGATTCCCATCGTGGACGCGATTGGCGTCGCGCTCGCCAGTGTGAAGGCGCTGGTCCGTCAAATCAAACAGATGAAGGCAACCGCGTAATATGGCAGCCCTCGACATTCCAATCGTCCCAGTTAATTCCGACGCGAAAACTTTTGCGGCGATGTCGCTGACGCAGGCGATTAACAACATGCACCTCGCGCAAGCCGCTGGTGGCGCGCAGACGCAGCAAAACACGGAAGAACAGAAACGCCAAAAGTCCCTGAAAGACCAAGCGGACAAAGACGCGCGGACCAAGGAATCCCGCGACCGAAATTTGTTCAACAACAACAGCTCCGAAGAGGAATCCCTCCCGCGCGACAGCTCTGGCGCACCCGTCACGCCCGCAGCGTCCGGCGGTGGACTCGGTGGTCCGAACTTCGGACCGCCCCCCGGGGGCGGGGTGAGCGGAATCACTGGCACGACGGACCAATACGGGAACACTATTCCGTCCGCGATTGCCCCGCCAAGCACGGGCGAGATTTATCCGGTGGAAGCTGGTTTCTAATTTTATGCCGACGACGCATGTGGACCGAAACGACCCGCAATACAAGGCCTACTACGAACAGGCCCGGGCGAAGTATGCGAAGATGCCCACGCATCAGTTGCTCAATTCATGGGATGCGGAGGACTTGATTCACGAGTTGCAGGCGCAAAAGGCGCTGGACGAGCGCAAGCTGTCTCCCGCCCTGCAACGCAACGCTGCGTTGAAAGCCCGCCAGGAATACACCAACCTGCTCAGTGGCGGCTCCAACGAAGAAGTGGCCAAGGTGCATGCCCAGGTCGCCGCGCACGAAGGCTACGAGCTGCCCACGAACCCGGACGGAACGGTTGACCGCCCGGCCGCGCTCAAGAACATTTTGCTCGCGACCCAGGCCAAGGAAACTCGCGAGCACTCCCGTGCGATGTCGCTCAGCGCGACTGAACACCAGACGACGACGGTCCTGCCCTCCGGCCAGAAAACTGTCACGGGCCAGATGATGACCAAGGAAGGGCGAGCCGTTGGTCCCGTCCGCACCGTTGAATCCGTCGCGCCGAATGCGCCCAAAGCGATTGACGACTTGGTCCAGCAGAAGGACAAGAAGAACCACGAGCGCGGGCTTGATACTGCTCTCGGTGCGCTCCGCGTCGCGCGCAACGTGCTGTCGAATCCCACGCCGTCAAACGCCGAGGATGGCCTGCTCATCGATTCCTTTTTGAAGGCCGCGAATCCTTCGGCCGTCATTCGTCCATCGATGATTGACTTCGTGCAGAAGCAAACGCCGTTCGCCGAACAGCTCAAGAAAAAGCTGGACAACTTTATGACGCTGCCGAACCGGGACCAGCTTCCCGCCGGGGCAATCCTCACGGAGAACGACCGTCGCCAGATGGCGCAGGCTTTTCAGCAATACAACCAAGCGGTGTCCGAGGATTCCCGCGACCATTACAAATTCATTCAGAAGCGCGCCGAGAAACAGAACATCGGAAACGACCTGGACGAGGTCCTCACGGACGAGGAGATGAACGTGCTCAACGGGAAAACCTTTGTTCAGCTTCCGAACCGCGATGCGGTGACCAAACGCGTCGTGGCGACTCCAGCAGCCCCGGCAGCCGCTCCCGCCGCTGCGCCAGTAGCAGCCGCGCCCGCCGCGGCAGCTGCGGCGCCAGCCGCAGGCACGGGTGCGTCGCTCGTGAAGCAAATCCCGGTCGTCAACTCGCCGGCCGAGGCCCCCGACGACGCAGAGTTTTACATGTCGCCGGACGGTCGCAAATTCGTGAACCGAAAATACAAGGGCAACCTGCCTGCCGCTCCGGCCCCTGCCGCTGAGCCGGCGCCCGCCCCGTCCGAAGCAGACATCCCCGTGTTGCCAGTCGAAGCCCGCTAATTTATGCCCATCGTCCAGGACCTTCAAGAGGGGCAGGCCTTCCAGGACATCCCACTCACCCCAGCGGAACAGCCGGGCGCTCTAACGCCCGAAGCGCTGGCCGCGGAACACGCAAAGATGCGCGCGGCTTTCGCTGCGAAGGGCATCGAACCGCCGCCGCTCGCGCCTGGGGAAAAAGAAGCCGTCAAGCCGGCGGACCCGTTTGCCGGAGAGAAGCAGGTTGACCCCTTCCACGGAGAGCAACAGGTCCACGACCCTTTTGCCGGGGAGCGCAAGGCCGACGCCCTGGATGAACGCACACCCCAGGACTTGGCGGCGGACCCGAACTTCAAAATCCACGACTTCGTCTCGCAGAATCCCGACGTTTTCAAGGACCCGAAGCGCTATCAAAAGGCGCTCGACACTTATCGCGAGCAGCAGGCCCAGGGAGCCACGCTCCATAAGACCGTGGAGTCCGTCAAGAAGGACACCGTCCCGCTGTTGAAGGACATCCTGAAGTCCATCCCGGCGCGGCTGGAGAACCTCGGAGAAATCGGCGGCATCGGTAAGCTGGTTAACACTATCACGATGACCCTCCGCGGCGAGGGCGGCGACCCCGCGCTGCGCGCGCAATGGGAGAACATGTCGGAAGACAATAAGGAAGCCGCCATCGCGGAGGCCACCGCCGGCACGCAGACCGCAGTGGGCTCGCTCCAGGACATGGTGCGCCAGGGCGCGCGCAAGCTGGTCGGCCCGGCCTTCGGCGTGGGTGGGAAAAAGGACTGGCGGACCATCTCGGACGAGGAACTCAAGAACGAATTTTTCAAGGACCTCGGCTGGAAGCAAACGGTCGAGGAACTCTCCCGCGGTGAGGGCGTCAAAAATCTCGTCAGCGAAGGCGTGCAGCTCAACCCGGAGAACATCAAGCTCCTCAGCTTGACGGACCCCATCACGCTCGTCGGCACGGGCGTCGGGCTCAAAGCGGTTTCTACCGGCGGGCGCATCCTTTTCACGGCAGCCAATCAAGCCGGCGCAGACGCGGCCCTGAGTTATCTCGGGCGCGCGGCCGGAACGGCAGCCGCGAAGACCGCCCAGGCTGTTGGGCAAGGCATCGAGGCCACCGGCCAGGGCATCAAGAACCTGCTCCCCAGCTCTGCACATGGCATCGGCACGGGCGCGTTCCTGCACATGTTCGGTGTGCCGACCAAGGCCTTGGTCGCCGCACGTTTGGCCGCACCGGTTATCAGCAAGACCGGACAGCTCATCCGCGAGGTCGGCGAAGCCGCCGGGGCCGCGCCGAAGGGGCAGCTCTCCCTCGGCCTGGAGTCCACGACCGGGGCCAAGGTCCTCAACGCGGCGAAGACCGCGGCAGCTTTTGTCAAACCGCCCGTGGTAGGCGCCCTGGAAGGGGCAGCGACAACCGCTCCACTCGCGTTCGCCACCGACGAGCCCCAAGGCGGGCTGCTCGGTGTCGGCGCGGTGGGCGGAGCCGTTCACGGCGCGGTGACCGGCGTAAAGGGCGCAGTCGCCGAGGCCGGCGCGAAACGCTATTTCGACCCCGGGCAAATCAACTGGGAGAAAACATCCTCGCCCGGCTACGAAGGTTTTCCCGGACTGAACGCCGCGCACGAGGCCGTCTCTGCCTCAACGCCGGAGAACGCGCGCAACATGGTGGACAGCCTGCGCGAGACGCTGCGCCCGTTCGGCAAGAAACTTTTCTTGGTGGATGATGCGTCTTACCAGAAGGCCATCGAACAGGACACCATCCGCGCCAACGGTGGCCAGCCGCTCACACCAGAGCAGCAAGCGGCCGTCGCGCAGGAAGCCCGCTCTCGCGGCGTGTCGAAAATCAACGTGGCCGACGACAAGGGGAACGTGGAGAGCGTGACCCTGGTGAAGTCGTCCGCGGACGCGCCGCACGAATTTTCCCACGTCCTGGAATCCGTCATGGCGCCCGAGGCGCGGGAAGCCCTGCACGATGCGGTGCGCGAGGCCTACACGCCCGAGGAACTCGATGCGCTCAAGGCGCACTACGAACAGCAATTCGGCCGGCCGTTCACGCCCGAGGAAGTCCGCAGCGAGTTCATCGCGGACAACTGGGCGAACCTGCTTTACAACACCCCGATGGAATCCTTGGGGCTGCCTGAGGCGAAGACCACCTTCCGGCAAAAGTTTCTGGACGCCGCGGTGAGCATGGGCAATGCGCTCGGGCTCGACATGACCGCCGGCCGCAAGACGCCGGGGCTGAACCTGAAGCCGTCGTATAGCCTGCGCAAAGCGCTGGCCAACGCCACGGGAGAAATCCTGGCCGAACGCGACCAACGCGCCGCCCAGCAAGCCACCGCCGCCCCGCCCGTGCAGCCAGCCGAACCCGCACCGGCACCCGCCGCGCCCGTAGAGGTCCCGGTCAAGCCGGCCGCGGAACCGACCGCCCAGGGCGAACTTCCACTTTTTGAGCAGCCGTCGGCACCGGCCGAAGCCACGCCGCCCGCGTCCCCTCCCGCGCCGGCCCCGGCTGAAGCTACTCCGCCGGCTGCTCCTTCTGCTAAACGTGCCGCGGTCACGAACACGGGTATCCTCACGTCGTGGTCCAAGGGCAAAGACAACGAGGCGGCGGTGAACACCGTGGCGCAGGCCATGGACCAAGGCATCGGGGTCAAAATGGAACACGCTGGGGCGCCCAAGGTCACCTACGAACCGACCGAGCCCGAGCGCGCGGCCGAGGTCGAGGAAGGCCGCGGCTTGCCGCCCGAGCAACGCGAGGTCCATGCCGGGGAAAAGTTTTTGACGCGCGCGGAGCAGACCAAGACCGGCGAACCCCAGGTCATCGCCCGCAGCGTGGACAAGGTCGTCTCCAATATCGACCGCGCCGTGCAGTGGGGAAAAGCTGCCGGCGAGACTGTCCCGTGGGAGACCGATGCGAACGGCGCGCTGACCGCGGCAGGGCTCAACCAGCTTTTGGCCGACCAGCGCACCTACTGGGACAACCAGGACCGCGGCTTCCGCGGCGGTGGCGGCAAACTCGTGCGCCCCGAAGGCGTCAACGTCTCCATCCCGGCCGAAAAGGGCGAGGGTGTCCCGCTGGGCACCGAGAAAGAGCAGTGGCTCAATCTGCTTCAGGGCAAAGATGTGGGTCCGCCCCAGACCGCTCGTGTGGTCAAGGGCCAGCTCCCGGCCAACATCAAGGCCCAGGAAATCCGCGCCGCGCAGGGAGACGTGTCCGAGCGCATCGCGCCGGGCACCAACATTCCTATTTACCCCGAGAAGGCGACCCAGGGCCGCGGTCCGGTGGAAATCAAAGAGACCAACCCGCTGCGCAATCGTCTCCGCGCCGCCGGCATGCCGGTGGGCGACCTCCACACGGTTGTGGAACGCCTCAACGCCGCGGACATCGTGAAGGCGGAACCTGCGCCGGAGCTGCAAGGCAAGGGCGGTCAGACCGACATCGCGCGCGCTGGTTATCTGCCGGAAAAGCCCGTGGGCGAAACCGTCAAAGACGTCACGGATGCCACGCCTGAACAGTGGCAGAAGTTTTTCGGGCCGCAGGGCTCGCTCACGCGCTCCGCGTATGACCTCGGCCTCGGGTTGAAAGACCGGGCCGACCTGGACACGCTCATGGCTGCCCAGGACGCTGCATCCAAGACCGCGCAGGCGACGATGGCCGAAGTCCGCGCCGGGAACTTCGATGCGCTGGACAAGGCATCGGCGGACGCGACCAAGGCCCAATTTTTCCGTGAAGCCATCGAGGCTGCGACGGACAAGGGCTCCGCGTCTGGCACGTCCGGCTGGCGCAAGTCGCACCCCGACGCGAAGCCGCCGTTCGCTGAAGGGGCGGCGCTTGCGGCAGGGTTTTTGTCCGAGGAACCCCTAACAAAAGCGGGGTTCACGAAGACCGAAAAGGGATGGGAAAAAGAGTTTCCGATTCGTGGCGGAAAGGTTCAGGTCAGTCTACAGGAATCCAAGTCTCGTCGGCACCGGCAGCCCGTGCTGAACGGCACTGTCACCCTTTTCTCAGACGAAAGTCCCGAGCATTATTCGAGTGATTCATTCGCGGCCTACTCCAAAGACATCGGTGACGTAGTCGCCAAGCTGGATAGGACCGAAGCTATCGTGAAGGCAGTTTCGGAAGTTGGCCAGGAGCCGAATTTCGATAGCCTGTCTGGGCTGCTATCGCGTGAACGTCCCGGAAAACGGTTCGTGACAGATTTAGAGAAGCCGGCAGCACCCGAGCAGGACAAAAATCCGATGCGGCAATTCCTCTCGCCGGACGAAATGCCCGACGAGGTGGACCCGATTGCGCAAGCGGCCATTCGCACGAAGGACGGGAAAATCTACACGGGGTCCTGGCACGGAGAAGCGATGGACAAAATCGCGGCCGAGCGCGGCATCACCGATGCGGACAAGGTCATGGGGCTTTACGACAGCGGCGAGCTGACCGACGGCTTCGTGACCAAGAAGGGAACTTTTTACGACCGCGCCGGAGCCGCCGACTACGCGACGAAAATCAAGCAGCTCAAGCAGCCGCTCGTTTACGACAAGAGCCTGGAGTCCGCGGAGTTTGCTGGCAAGCGGGCGTTCCTCTCCGAGACGGCGCTCGAACCCATCCGAAGCGGCGAAAAGGACGGCGAGACCTTCAACGCAGACGGCTCGGTCTTCGTGCCGCCGACCGACGCAAAGCTGGACGTTGTCCCGCTGACCAGCATCAATCTGCCTGCGGACCAGTTCACCGCGGCCGGCGTAGCCAAGGCCCTGGAGCCCTTCAAGGAGACGCTCAAGAACGAGAACATCAAGGCCGGAGTTTTTCGACTGGCCACGCCCGACGCCGAAGGCAAGCAGCAATACAGCGTGGACATCAACGCGCTGGTGGACCAAGAACACCGCGACAACTCCATAGCCTTCGCGAAGGCAAATGGTCAGGAAGCCGTCTTCGACCTTGCCGAGCAGCAATCGGTGGCAACCGGCGGCAATGGTGAAGCCGTGCTGAAGTCCCCGGCCGAAGTGGCGAAGGCAGCGGAAGCGTTGGCTCGCGGGGAAAATCCGCTGACGCCCGGCGAAGCCGACGTGCGGCCCATCGACGACCGGTGGCACGTCGTCTGGAAGCCCCGGGCCGAAGGCAAGACGACCCTCCGCCAGACGGTCCACGCTGCGAGCGCCGAGGAAGCCCAGCAAAAGGCCGGCGTGCCTGAAGGCGCGCACATCATCAGCACGGAACCGGTTTATGCACCGGGCATGCGCCGCGCGGGATTTCTTCCTTCCTCCGAGCCGCGCGCGATTAAAAGCGCAGCGGTGCAAGACGGCGATGGAAAAATTTTTGAAGGGCGTTTTCACGGGGAGGCTATCCTCCGAGCCGATGACGAGGGGGCCGCGGCGATTCGTGGGTATTCAGACCCCATTTGGGATGTTCCTTATAAAACGGGGTTCGTCACCAATGAAGGAGAGTTTTTATCCCGCGACGAGTCGTTTCAACGCGCCAAGGAGCTAGAGCAACTACCGAAGGATTTTCAGCCGCTGGAACCGGGGGAATTGCACACCGGGGACTTGCGTGAGGCGGGGGTATTGCCGCCTCGGGAACCAACGTTTATCAGCAAAGAAGACCGCGGGGGATATCTGCCCAAGAAGGGGCGCGAGACGGAGGCGGAAGCGAAGAAGCGGGTCGAGGAAACCGACTACTCGAAATACAACACGCCGGCCGAACAAAAGGCTGTGGATGCCAAGGCAACCGGCTGGATTTTGCCCAACGGAAAATATGTTCCCCTCGACACGAACTATCACCAGACGTGGCTCGGAGAAAACGCGGACAAGTTGAACAAACAGTTCGGAACGGAACTCACCAAGGACGCCACTGAAGATGACCGGCTTGCCGCACTCAACGCAGGTTTCGTCCGCGTGCGTAACTATGGCGGCAAGATGGTAATTGAAGCGAACATCGACAAGTTTGATGGTGCGCGGCGCAAAGCCATAAATAATTTGGTTGACCGTCACGCCGAGAACGTGGACTCCATTCGCGTCTCCCTGCTCGATGAGAACGGAGAGGTCGCCGATTCCATCGGGGAACAGCTCCACGAGATGTCTGACCCGCGCAAGGTTGCGCGCGAGATGCTCGACCACTTGCGCCAGTTTCACACGCCCAAGGAAGAGACCGCTCCGAAGAAGGGTCCCTCAAATATCCAAATCGCGCGCAGCCGTGGGGGCTACCTGCCTGAGAACATCCCGCCGCAGGGCACCCCCGGCTTCAACGACTACGCCGAGAGTTTGGTGGCGAAAGCCAAGTCCTTCCCCGAGGTGCTCCCGCCCGAGCTGCGCCGGGACAAGGCCGGCAACGTCCGCGCCGCGTGGGACGGTGAGCCCCTGTTCGCCGCACAGGAATGGGACCTTTTCAACACGCCGCTCGCGAAGAAATCCGGGTCAGTGGATGCCTTCACGACGGACCTGTCGAAAAAGATGGAAGAGGAATACAACTCCATCAAGGACCGCCCCGAGCTGAAGGGCGCAGAGCAGTGGTATGAGCTGTGCCGAACCAAGCTGCGCGAGGTGCTGAAGACGCCCGAGGACATCAAACTTTTCGGCGAGCTGCTCGGGGCGACGTCCCCGCAGCAGAAGGTGGCCCCGAACTTTTCCGACGCGGTCGCCGCGTTCAATCAAATCAAGTCCGGCGCCTATGATGACATGGTCGCGAAGTATCGCGAGGGCAAAGCGAAGTTTGCCGCCAAGGACCCGGAAGCGATGGCGGACTTCCAAAAGGAAGCGAGTGCGTCAGCCGTGAAATCGGGACAGCTCAGCGACTTCCTGTATTGGTGGGCCGACAAGCACGACCTCGTGCCGAAAAAAGCGAACGGCGCGAAATACGGGATGAACTCGCGCGCGGTGATGAAGGTGCTGGACGGAACGTGGATGGAATCCGTTGAGGGTCCCAAGACGCCGTCGTTCACGGGCAACCTGATTGGTCTATGGTTCAAGGGAATCGTGGATAAGTGGGCGATGCGGACGATGACACGCCTCAGCTCCGAGGGCCAGCCCTGGCGAATCATCCACCAAGCCGAGACGGGCATCTCGAACCCCGAATACTTCGCCGGCGAAAAGGCCTTCCAGGAAGCCGCGGACCGAATCGGCATCAAGCCCGACGCGCTCCAGGCAATCCTCTGGGTGAACGAGCAACGGCTCTGGGAGGAAAACGGCTGGGCACGCGCGGGTGCGCAGCACGGGGCCACCTACCAAGGGCTCTTGGAACACACGACGAAGACCCCCGAGGGCAAGCTGGAGTTCACGCCGCCCAAGCCCCCGAAAAAGGTCAAGTCCAAGGTTGCAAAAATCGTCGAGTCGCAGTAAGCTGTAGGTGCCATGAAAGAAATTTCCGTTGACGACTTTAACCTCACGCCCGACGAGATGAAGCTCGTCGTGTCCATGTTCCAGCGCCTGATGGTCCCGGACCACGAGCCGGTGGACCGGACGCCCGACTCCGGGGTTGACAAATCGGAGAAACCCCCCACTTCTACCTAAGCCATGCCCGTTTTACCGTCCGATGTCCAGCCCGTAGCCGACGCCGCCGCGCCGGCGCCCGTCGCCCCAGACGCCGCCCCCGCCCCGGCGGGCGCGCAGGAAGACCTGCCCGCCGAGTCTTCGCTGCCCGAGGAGGTCCTGAAGATTCCCGCCATGGCCGCGCTTTTGAATGGGTCGCCCCCGGCCACTTACGCGCCGCTCAAGTCGAAAATCCCTGAAATCAAGACACTTACCAAGCATGCCGAGGACCTGAAGAAGGCCGGCTTCGCCGCGTTCGAGTCCGAATCGCTGCCCGGTAACTTCGTGCTTTTCAATGGGTTAATCGTTAAGCCGGACGAGGTTATGCAGGCCGACAAGGCCGGCCAGCTCGATTCCGTGGCCGTCCCGTTCGACCAGCTGACCAAGAGTTTCGAGAGCGCCCGCAAGGACGCCGTTCCCGCGGAAGCCGCCGGGGAGGGGGCGCCCGCAGCCCCAGCGCCCGGTGGCGAGGTCGCCAGCGCTCCGGTGCCTATCGGTGCCCCGGCGCCGGCCGGTGCCCAGAAACGCCTCCTGAGCGCCCGGGTAGCAAATTTGATGCCGGGAAGCCCGACGTCGGGTGCTATGCCCGGCCGGGGACGCGTTCTGAACGCGATTAGCAAGTCGGTGGTGTAACCATCTCCCAGCCGCGTTCCCAGAGGAGGGACAGCCGGTCAAAATACCGTTGGTATTCGTGCCGGATGACGTGCATGGAGTATTTCCGGACCGCTCGGCAGCGCACATTCCAGCGGTCCAGTTCATCCACCCGCCGGCAAGCCTCTACGAAGTCTCCCAAGTAATGGCATCGGAAGCCGGTCACCCCGTGCTCCACGGTTTCCACATAGCCGCCCCAGTCGGTTGAGATGACCGGAGTGCCGCACAGCTGGGCTTCCACGGCCGCGCAACCGAACGGCTCCCAGTAAAGTGACGGGCAAAAGACCGCCCGGGCGCGGGACATAAGCTCGTTCCGGGTCTTCCAATCCGGTGCTCCCAGGTATTCGTGACCCCCGACAATGCTCCGCAGGTCGCCGCCATGGCCGATGATTTTCAGCTTTACCCCGGCGGCGGTCGCCGCGTCACACGCCACTCGGACCCCCTTTTCGAAGGTCAGGCGCCCGACATACAGAAAGTAGTCCTCCGGCTCGTTGAACGGGAACTGGTCGGGGTCGAAAAACGTAGGGATGACCGTGTCGAAGAAACGCCCGGTCGGCACGCGCTGAGCGCCCATGCAGAAGTGCCGCCATGCGTGGCTCTCGAATACCCGGAACGGGGCGAAGTTGCCCTCGTAACCGATGGAGTATTCCACGCCCATCAGGTCGGGGTGTGCATCAAAGACCGGCTTTTGCGAGTAACCTCCGATTGTCATCAGGAAGTCCCGCTTCTGCTTGCGCTTCGTGATTTCTGAAATCATCCAAGGATTGGATTGCTGGTAGAGCGCCGTCTTCCCATCCACTGGCGCGGCCTGATAGGGTCGGCCAGCCAGCAGCCGGCGGCGGTCGGCGTCGGACATGATGTTGATGAACTCCGTGCAGGGCGCCGTGCTGCCCTCGGCCCCATAGAGGAAGACCGTGTGCCCAAGGTCTCGCATCATCCGACAGAAGCGATGGCCGGCCACGGCGAACCCGTCGAGCGAAAAGTCTTCGCTGACGGGCGCGTTAGGAAGACCCAGCAGGTGGAGTCTTAGCTTCGACGACGAGGAGCCAGTTTTTACAGACGCAGTCACAGGGTAATAGGATTCCGCCCAGGGCGGGGTCACAGGTGGCGACAGGCGAGCAGCCCTCGCGTTTCAACAGGTGGGTGGCTTCGCGACGGTGCGTGCGGCACCACCACGTCCAGCCGGTCGTGTTTTTCTCGTAGGTCGGGTTCATAGCGGACGCAGCCATAGCGAGATGAAAAGTCTCCAGACCTGGAACGACCAACGGCGGCGAGCCGGGCAAAACTCCAGGCGGAACCAGCGGGTGCCGCTGTAGTATTTGTGCCAGGACCAGAAAAGTTTCATTGGCGTTTTCGCTTGGCTTCCAGCTTTTCCAGCCGCTCGCGATGGCGATTCGACTCGGCCCATAAAGCGGTAAGCCGTCCGGAAGTATAGTCATAGGTCGGGTAGTCCCACGACTGGCGCGTGAGCCGGTCGATTTGCCGCTGCAAGCGCGCGTTCTGAACGACCTGAACTATCGCGACGGCCATGATGGCGGCAGCTAAAATTAACATGTGCCCTCCCGCTTCTCCTCGCCGGCCTTCTCGGGGAACCTACCGCTCGTGAGGATGTCCAGGAACGGGGAATTCTTCGTCAGGGTATGAGAGATTTCCCCAAGCAGTTTTTCCTCCGCGGGCGTGGGCACCGGTCGCGGCCGGCCGTCATCGAACGGCTTGTCGCCGTAGATTTCCACGTAAGGCCAGCCTTCAGGATTTGCGTGGACGATTACGCGGTCCACCGCGTAGCGCTCGTCGGCGTTGAAGCTGACGGGCAGGTCGCCCCCGCCGCGGCGCTGGAAGTCCAGCAGGATGTCGATGAACTGGTCGAGGGTGAGTGGGGGATATTTCATGGGTAAAGGGGGTAAAGGGCTTGGTAAACTTCGTCGCGCTCGTCCTCGGTGAGGGTGAGGAGAAACTCCGCCAACGCCACGCCCTCCGGGTCGCCCTGCTCCTTGGCGTAGTTTTTACACCACAAGACGTGGCCCGTCTCCAGGTTCCCATCATCCAGGACGATGTGCAGCGAACCGCCGGCACCGTTGTCCGGCAGCTTGTAGTAGGCGCGGGACATTTTGATTGCTTTTTCGACTTTGGGATTCATCGGTAGTCCTGACAGCATTGGGATTGGAAAACGTCGAGCAGCTGCTCGTTCGTTAGGGGAATGAGATAGTGCTCGATGGAGATTTTGCCCTCGCGCAACAGGCCCAACCGGCGTGTCCCGAATTGCGCCTCGGCGAGAGTGTGCGCATCATAGGCCACCTCGTCCAGCGGACGATGCTTGCGCGTGTAGCGGGCCACTACCGCGTCGAAAACTACTTGTCGCATGTCGGGGGAGTTATTCATGGAGCCGGAGGGTGTCCACCAAATTCGTGAAGCGGACATCACGTTTTGCCGGCGTGAGGGACGCCCAATAAGTGGCGAAGGCGCGGTCTTCCGAAAACATCTCAAGCACCTGAAAAGCCTTTTCTACAACGCCCAAAAGGGTGGCACCTTCATCGCGTAGCTCGGACACGTTTTTATATCTCATCGGAACAGCTCCTCCAGCTTGCGCGGCTCGACCCGCTTCATTTGTTCATCGGTCATCCACAGCATCGTGTCGTGGGTCCCGTCAATGTGGCGCACGCAGCCAAGGTCCGTCGTGCCAGCGACCGGCCGCGCGCCCATGCGATTGTTGTCCATGTAGTAGAACTTGTCGCCCTGCTTGAAAAGCACCGCGGCGTGATACCCGTGGCCCACGCCAAAGCGCGACCAGCAAAAGGTGATGCGCACTGCCGGGATGCCCTTCGCCTTCAGCATCGCGACAGCCGATTTGCTGAAGGGGTTGCAGTGGTTTTCCACCATGTAGTCAGGCAGCACGCGGAAGTCGGGCAGCGGTGCGCTGAGGGCGGTCCAGGCGAGCGCGACGCAGGCGAGCCAAATTAGGACGAGGTGTTTCATAAATCTCGGGGGCCGTCCGTGGCCCCAAGGTGAAGGTTAGTTGCTGTGACCGGGGTTGTTCACGAGCCCGGGAGGCCCGCCAGCCGAGCCACCGGCTCCGCCCGCGCCACCGTTGCCACCCGTGGCGTTGCCGCCGGCAGCCGTCGCGCCGCTGGTCGAGGTAGCCGCCGCGTTGCCGCTGCCGCTCTGGGTCACGCGCGTGGAGTCCGGCTTGAGCAAATACGCACCGGCCGCGATGGACGCCGGCTGGGCGACGCTCTGCAACACGCCAGGACCGCCCGCGTGGTTGATGACGCCTTCGATGGTGCCGGGCTTGGCGGGGTCATACGCGATGACCGTCGTCGTGCTCGGACAGAAGATGCCCACCGTTTTCACGCGGACCAGCTTCAAGCCGTTCACTTCGCCGATGATTTTCGTGCCCGCCGTGGCCGAGGGGATAACCGCTGCAAGTCCGAGCAGCGCCAGTAGTGCGATGATGTGTCTCATGTGTCTGTAGGTTACAACAGGGGGTTCGTCCTGTCAAATTAGGGGAGGTCGTAGGGCCGCTCGGCTTCTACCTGCGCGAACTTCAGGGAAATGCTGTAGCTCGCGGTTTGCCCATATTTAGGGTGCATCAAGAAGAAGGTTTGCGTGGGGTCCACCGGCGAAAAGTTTTCCGCCAGCGCGTAGCCGTCGATGCCGGGGAACCCACCGTTGACAATAAAGCGACCCTTGGCGTGCGGCAAAACAATGTCCCGGTGCAGGTGCCCGCACAGATAGTAGTCGGGCGATTGCTGCCCGTGCTTGGCGAAGAGTTGCGCGCGCCCCGAAATGTGGCGCCCCACCGCGTGGTTCGGTATGCCCAGCGCACGGTCCCCACCGCGCAGTGTGTCGCCGTGGAGCAGCTCGAACCCGAAGCCCTGCACCTTGAACAACGCCGTCGGCTGCCGGTTCAAAGTCCAGTGGACGTTTTCGAGCCGTTCGGTCAGCGCCCGGGTGTAGCTCAGGCAAAACTGGTCAAGGTTGCTGTAGCGGTTTTCCGTCGGCATGCGCTTCTGGTTGGCGAACCGCGGATGATTGCCGACCGTGCCGAAGACCCGGACCTGCGGGAACAGCGGCGCGAGATTGCGTAGGAATTGCGCGAACGCGTGGCCGGCGGCATACGTCTGGTCGAACAACGTCATTTTCTGCGCGGCCTCGGCGCCGTGGTTCAGCGCACC